TTTTGTCTACAAATAAAGCTAAGAGAATGGTTGTGTCTAAGCCGTCATTGGAAGTAAAATCACCGTTGGTTATAGTGAGATCATAAACGTCATCTTCATTTTTAGTTAATGTGAGATCAGACATACTTTTAGTTTATCAAAATGAACTTGAATTCAGATCAAACTCATTCGGAGGTTAAGCATGAATCTTAAAAATTTATTCCGTAGACTTGTTAATCTTGTATCTTGGGTAAACAAAACCAATGTCTTAAAAGATGATCAACAATTTCCAATGAATCAATATTCATATATGAGGAAAGTAAAAAATATTGTCGTTATTTATCCCTATGGTATGACAGCCAATGCACCAGTAAATAATCTTGGGGTTAAAATAAATGTGGGTCACGAAGAAAACGCTTTTGCCATAGAAATGTCTGAAGATAACAGACCTAAAAAACTGGAACCCGGTGAGGCTGCTTTTGGTAATTGGGTTAAAGATACTCGTATATTCTTTAAAGCGGATGGCGGTATAGAAATCATTTCAAAAGCTAAAATTGATATTATTTCCGAAGGTGATGTTAATGTGACCGCACCCAATGTCAATGTAACAGCAGATTTAACCACGATTAACGGCAATGTAAAGATCAATGGTGATCTTGATGTGACCGGAGCTATTGTTGGTGGAACCGTCGCCACAAGTGGTGGAGTAGATTTAGATACTCATGTACATTTGAAAGAGGCAGTACCACCAGTTGTTGGTCAAACAGGCCCACCGGTATAATTTAACATTTTGATAAACTAAAAGTATGTCTGATCTCACATTAACTAAAAATGAAGATGACGTTTATGATCTCACTATAACCAACGGTGATTTTACTTCCAATGACGGCTTAGACACAACCATTCTCTTAGCTTTATTTGTAGACAAAAGAGCCGAACCTTCAGAAATTGCAGAAGCATCATTAAGAAGAGGCTGGATAGGTAATGAACAGAATGAAGAAGAGGATTATGAGATTGGCTCCAAACTTTGGTTGCTATATCAATCCAGATTAATTGATAAAACGCTTAATTTAGCCATTGATTTTGTCAGAGATTGTTTTATTTGGATGATACCCGATCAATTGGTTAAGGATATTATAGTCACCGGTGAAATAAAGAGCCAAAATATAACAATCACAGTGAATTTTGTCCGTTTTGATGACTCTTCATTCACTTTACAGTTCGATTTATGGGAAAACACATCTTTTGTTTCTCCGGTTCCTGTTGTTATTCCACCACCGGCAGTATCACCCTATCTCTTATCAGGTGGTGACGGCTCAATTTTATTAGGTGGCGATGGTGAGATATTAGCTGGTGGCGATTTTGTTCCGTTATGAAGATTATTAATTATGTTTTATAATAATACTATTGAACTAAAAAGAATGAGGGGAGAAATAATTTGTCTATAAATATTCCAGAAAATGCAACAGAGATATTTAATAGAATGGCGGTTGATTTAAGAGAGCAACTTAATGAATTAGACCCTTTTGTGAGAAATTCCTTTGTTAGTAGTTTAATTGTGGCAGATGCTAACGCCATATTTGAGGTATACAAAACCTTAGAACAGTTAATAATACAAACATTCTGGGACACAGCAACCGGAGAATTTCTTGAAAGATGGGCGGCTATTTATGGCATAACCAGACTTCCGGCAACCAAGGCTTCAGGGTTTGTTACACTTACTGGCATTGATACTTCTGTTATTGCAAGTGGGTCACAATTCACTTCAGACAGTGGCAATGCCTATCAAACATTGGTTGCTTCTGTCATAACAGCCACAGACCTATCCGTTAGCTCATTAACAAGGATTTCTCAAACAGCAACCGTTATTACCTCAGTTGATCATGGTTTTGCTTCAAATATGGAAGTCCTAATGTCCGGTGCGGTTGAAACGGAATTCAACGGAACTTTTGTTATCGTTGTAACCGGTTTAAATTCTTTTACCTACACAGTTTCCGGCACACCTTCAACCCCTGCAACAGGAACCATTCTAGCAAGTGCAACGTTTGCCAATGTCGATACAGAAAGCCTTGATTTTGGGGCAATAAATAATTTAATTTCAGGTACTAGCATTTCTTTATCTTCACCCATAGCCGGAGTTGATAATGACGGTTTCGTTTCATTTGATGAAATTGGGGGTGGAGCAGATGAAGAATCGGACGACTCTTTAAGAGATCGATTTTTATTTCGTGTTCAAAATCCTATTTCCCTATTTAATGATGCAGCTATAGAAATTCAAGCTAAAACAGTACCGGGTGTAACTAGAGTTTTTGTTCAGGGTGTTGATTTTTTAGCCGATTCCGTAGCAGCTAGTTCAGTAACACTGTCTGGTGATTTTGCAATCTTTACTACAGCTACCCCTCATGGTCTTTTTGATGGCCAACCCATAACAACAACAGGGGCAATTGAACCCGAATATAATGTTACTAATGAAAAAATTCTTGTGATAGATTCAACCACTTTTGGGTATGTGGTCTCCGGTTCTCCATCAAGTCCGGCAACCGGAACGATTGTTGCTAATTTTGGTGTTGCTGGCCTGGGTCAAGTAAGGGTATTTTTTGTTCGTGATAATGATACAAATATAATCCCTACTGTATCAGAAGTAGCCGATGTGTTTGCTGCTATATTGGAAATAAAACCGGCACAAATAAGTGAAACCGATGTTATTGTGGCTGCACCGATACCGGTTACCACAGATTTTACATTCATAGCTATTAATCCGAATACCCAATCAATGAGAGATGCCACAACCGCAACTTTGGAAAACTTTTTTGCTTCAGGAACAAGTGTTGCTCAAGATATTACAGAATTAGACTATCAGAGTTTGATTATTAATACGGTTGATAGTACAGGTCAAAAACTAATTTCTTTTACTTTGAGTACACCTATTGGAGATATAGAGATTGAACCTAGTGAATTGGCTGTATTGGGTGTAATAACTTTCCCATAATATTATGGCTAATAAGATATTCAATAATTTCACAACAGAAGAACACACTAATTTTTTAGCTAATTTCTTACCAAACGGAAAACTATTTACTGCTAAATTTTTAGAACAAACCAATTTAAGAAAATATTTAAAAGGTAAATCAGTAGAATTCCAAAGAGTAAACGATCTCTTTGTTACTTTCATAAATGAACTAGACCCGAATAACACCACTGATTTTTTAGAAGAATGGGAATCTGCAATTAAGATACCGGATGATTGCATTCCTTTAGCATCAACAGTTGAAGAACGCAGAGAAAACATTGTTTTGAAATTAACGTCTTTATCAGTTCAAACAGTAGAACAATTTACTGCTATGGCATTAGGGTTTGGATTTACAATAACATTTAGTTATATACAATTCCCTCCATTTGATGTTCCAGCGACACCCCTTGAATTTATTCCAGTCTCAGCATTCCCCCCATTTGATGTTCCGGCAACCCCAAATTTCATACAAGGAAGTAAATTTGAGGTTATCGTACAAAGTGATTTTGATACGAATCCTACAAAAGCCAATATACTGCAATGCCTTTTTAAAAAACTCTCTATTTCCACATACAAGTTTATTTTTGTTAGCAATTAAACTATAATAGAAGAAAACTGATATAAAAATATTTAAACAATATTTGCTGATCGAAATCGAAGGCAGACTCTACCAAGAGTTTGTCTTTTTTGTTAATGGAGGGAAAAATGAGTGCAACAATAGAAGATTTTATAAATGGGACTCAAGGGCAATTACTAGCCAATTTTTTAAATGGATTTAAGTTTGAAAATAACAACTTTATTGTAGGTTCAGGACAAGTTCTTAATGTCGGTGATTTTCAGCAATCACATAAAGCACTCGCTATTTTTGCAGCAAGAGGGGATTTTTACCAAGAAGCCGGTGGAAGTGCAGCAGATGTTTATGTTTTACAAAATGTAGGGGCACAAGCACAGATATTTCAATATAAAGATGGAATGCGAATTAGGTTCCGTGTGGTTAATACGAATACAGGGTCTAGTACGGTAAATATCAATGGTCTTGGTGCTAAGAGTATAAAGTTTGTAGCAAACAATTTATTAGCTGGAATGATTTTACTTGATGAGATAATTGAGTTGGTTTTTGATGAATCAAATGACGAATTTCAATTACAAGAAAGTGCATGGGCAAATTATGTTCCAACCTATGGGGCAGATGGTGCAATGACATTTACAGCAGTAGTCACAAATGTAGCTAAATTTAAGTATAAAAATAAACATATTTTTGTTTGTATTAATGCAACCGGCACGACAGGTGGCGTTGCTTCAAGATATGTTTCAGCTACTTTACCTATTGATGCTCTGATGACTAATCAAACGGGTTCAGGTCAAGTTCAACCGGGAACAGGTCGTTTTGGTGCGGTTGTTTTTGCAGCTACGGTTTCAGAGTTATTTATAGGAAATGGCGATAACTCTGACTGGGGATTAGGAACAAATAGAAATTTTTCATGTGATATTAATTATGAAATTTAGGAGGTTTTAACATGGCAATAATCGATGGGGTTCAAAAACATAATTCTTTAAAAGATAAACCGGGTAAATCTGTAATTGAAAAAAAAGATGGAAAAATTAAATTCAAATTAAATATACCTGATGAGGGATATAATGATTTTCTTCATTTAGATATTACTGAATTACAGTATAAGACTGAAATTGATCGACTCCAAGCACAATTAGATTTATTACATTCTTTTGCAACTGAGCATAAAATTAAAATAAGTTAAGGAGAAATAACATGGCGTTTTTATTAGAAAATCAAGCAGTAAATGTATCACCACCACCCAATCAAATAGAATCAGACGGTGCGGTTAAAAATATTACTGTTTCCGGTACTTTTGATGGGGCTACTGTTACTTTACAAGGAACAACTGACAACGGGTCTACTTGGATAACTTTAAAAAAGACGGATGGTTCAGATGCATCATTTACAACAAACACCATAGAGAAAATCGATGTATTAAAGATCGGGTCTTTTGTAGGCGCTATCGTTTCGGGTGCGGGTGGAAGTACTCTTGTTAGTGCTTTTATAAATTAAGAGACAAATATGGCTAATGATGGTAAAAAGTATTCAGGTTATGGAAATCAAGCAGTCCCAGATGATGCGGCTCTAACATTATGGGAAAATCCCGCTGGAAATAACTCAACAAATCAAACATATCAACAACTTAAAGACGATATATCATCAATAGGTACTGTAAGTTCGTTTAATAGTAGAGTAGGTGTGGTTGTTCCAGTATTGAATGACTATGCAGCATCTCTAGTAGATAATGATAGTGGGGTAAGCGGTACGACTGTCAAAGATGCCCTTAATACGTTAGATTCAACTATGGCTCCGGTAGATTCTGTTTTTGGAAGAACCGGTGCGGTTGTGGCAGCAGCAAATGACTATGTTTCATCACAAGTCAATAATGATAGTGTCGTTCCGGGTACTACTCTTAATAACGCATTAGATCAATTATTTACAAAAAGAAAAGTGACAGAAATTGATTTTTCGGATTCACCCTATACCCTTAAACAGGGGGATGGGTTATTAAGTGTAGATACTTCCGGTGGAGAAGTCATAGTGGATTTACCAGCACTTGCAAGTAATCAAGAAATGGAAGCAACCATTCAGAAAAACACTTCTGATTTTAATAAAGTTATATTAACCCCTGATGGAGCTGAACAAATAAGTGGTAGATCAACTTGGGAGTTATCAGTCGTAGGTGATTCTGCTCATATTGTTGCTAGAACTTCGCAATGGGCGGTTGACCTTCATAGAAGGTCAACAAATTCAGCTACTTTCAATTCAGAATATGATGCGGATTTAGGTGATTTTAGAGTAAAAAATATTGCTGCAAATGCAGAGAGTAGATTTACTTTTAGAATTCCTAATGATTTTTTTTCCCTTATTAAATTAGTAATTACAGGAAATCCAACAGCTGGAGCTGCTGGAGCAGGTAAAAATATTGATCTTTTTTCTGATTATGCAACTATTGGGGAACCATTCAACCAAAATTCAGAATCAGACACAACAACAACTTATGATTTTACTGGTAATACCGATCAATTTATTGAAATTGATTTATCAGTTGTATTTAGTTCAATATCAGCAGGAGATCGCTGCGGCCTTTTGCTGGATCATAACGCTATTGGTGGAATTATTAGATATTTAGAAATTGAAATAGTTTATTTTACGAAAGGATAAATCATGACCGAATATTTATATACAAGACACTTAATAAATAATTTATGGGATATTGATAATATTTTAAGAGTCGATGAGTCAGACAATCCTATAATGTTAGCGACAGAAGTTGAAGCAGCGTTACCAAATAAAATATTTAATATTAAATGTTCGGGCGATGAAGCAAAAATATCATTTGATCAAGCATTAAGTTCAGACGACAAAACAACACTGGATAAAGTTGTATATGATCATCAAAATAATATACAACCATAGGTTTTTATGCTAAGAAATTTAGTTGTTAATCTAGTAAAAAAACCAGTGACTCAAATAATTGGTACTGATGATTTTCTTCCGTCACAAATTCTTAATTTAGGTTTATGGTTAGATGCATTACTTTTTTCTTCTTTTACTTTTAATGGGGCTGATGTTGAGATATGGGCGGATAGATCGGTAAACAATAGAGATGCTAGTGAACCTAATCCTATTGTGCAGGCAACCTATGAGGCGACTGGATTGAATGGGTTGCCAACGCTTAGTTTTGATGGGTCTAATCGATTGAAAGTAAATTGGATTCCATCAAGAGGTGACTATACAGGTTTTGTTGTATTTAAAACCGCAGATGGAACTCGTAATGTGTTTCTTTCTCAGGATGATACCGGAACCACAAATAGTGTAGATTCATTATTTGGTTTGGGAACATTAAGTGTGTTTGTATCTCCTGATGGTACGCTTACTCTTGAAACACATGGCACTGCTGGTGCAATAAATGGGGTCAATACAACACAGACTTTTGATGATGGAATAGCCCATGTTTCGGGATTCAAAGTAGAAGGTACTTCCTTTAATGTTTTTGCAGACAGTTTTTCGGCATCTAGTATAAGCACAATGCCAGGTTTTTTTGGGGCGGATAGTATAGATCCCCTTGTAATTGGAGCAAGAGTAAATGCTATTCCGGTTTATGTGGGTCGAATTTCTGAAGTTATTATATATGAACGAGCATTAATCACTGCTGAAATAGATTTAGTAAAAAATTACTTAAAAAATAAATGGGGAACACCATAAAATGATTTTATTAAACCAAAGATACTCAGATAACGGACGCAGTACACAAGGTTTATTCTTCATTGACGGTGTTTTTGCCTGTCACATGTTAGAAGATACCCATAGAGATAAGAAAATTCTAAAAGAAACGAGAATTCCAGCCGGAGAATACAGGGTTGATTTAAGAACCGATGGGCTTTTAAATCAAAAATATAAAAAAAGGTATTCCTTTCATGAAGGGATGCTTTGGATTAGAGAAATTCCAGACTTTAAATATATTTACTTTCATACCGGAAGCACCAAAGATCATACCGCAGGTTGTCCATTGATGGGTGACAATGTTAAGAATAATCAAGTAGGGGATGGCCTTATTTGGAATTCAAGAATTGCTTATACTAGGCTTTACCCGATAATAGCCAAAGAGATTTTAGACAAAAAGAGTGTTATTTTTATTGTGAAAGATGAAAAGCATTTAAAATGAATTCTCAAAATGCAATCCCTTTAGAAGACGGTACGTCTAGGTGGAATGCAGACAAAAAATTTGTATTAGAGCAAATTGAGGTCAATAAAGATCATATTAGTGGCTTACAAAATGATAATAAAGAAATACTTAAAAAAGTTGATAAAGGTTTAGATAATATTTATTCAAAGATAAATTCAATATCACAAGAAAATCGAAAGGCATTTGCAGGGTTAGATGATAAAATTAATAACAATATTTTAACAACTGAAAAGATGAAAACAAAAGAGGAAACTACAGATGCTATTTGGAAAACGGTATGGGGAGGGATTATTAATATTTTTGTTTATTGGATACCACGCCTTATTTTTTTAGGCATTGCGTTTGCAACTTTTTATTTTACTGTTATAAAATCATTAAAAGGAGGTCATTAATTTGTTAGTATTAAAAACGGGGTTATTATTTGTTTGGCAGTATGTTCGGGGGTTGGTTAGGTGGGGGCTTGATAAACAGAACTGGAAGACTATAAAGATGTATTTGACTATGGCACAACAACTCGCTGAGTTTAGTAAGAAAGAAAAGGAAGCTAAAAAAGTGGGCTGGTTGATAAAAAAGTTTGATGATCTTACAAAAGAATATTCGGATGAAGATACGGATAAAGCTGCTGATATTATTACCAAGGCAAAGGGAGAATTGGCAGGTCTAAAATTGGGATATGATATCAAGACAAAGAAAGTAAACGGATCGTTTGGTATTGTTTCGGCTGATTGGGATCCATCTAATGGGGAAGTTAAATTTGGATTGAATATATAAAAATGATATATTAATAAGATACTCTTGTGGTTTTGTAGTTATGGCTCTTCATTTGTTTGTAGTGGAGAGTCATAATTTTTTTAGTGTGAATCAAAATTAAGTTTTGATGATCCGGGATCTGAAACATTAAGATGTCCCAACCCAAACAATGTGTCTAAATTATTAAATCCAGCATCATCTTGTGATAAAAATAGTTTTGGATTTCTTTGACTTTGTTTATTCCAGCAATGGCTTTCATCCTCTTCTTCAAAATATATCTCAGCAAAACAATGTGGAACTTTAATTTCACCACCAGAAGCAGTTAATTCAGCCCCATTAACCAACCTTATATCGTTTTTAAAAATACAAGTTTCACAATCATTTTTTAGTTTAAACGTCATTCCTTTTCCTTTTTATAAATAAGATATCTTTTAGGCAACTCTTCAATACAATAATCGTTATTATCGAACCATCTTTGTATAGTACCCTTAGATTTTCCATAATTATTATTAATTTCATCCCAATTTTTTTCTTTTTTATTCAACTCAAACATAATTTTTTGAGGATCGTACTTTACTCTTTTTGGCATGCTTTAAAGTATATCTTATTTTTAAGTTTATATCAAACTTATTGTACTATAAAAAAATAAATGAGTATAAATATATTGATTTTGTTACAGATTGATTGTATTATAGCACTGAAATGGTCGTTTGTTTTTATTTTCCCCCCTGAAAGACAGCGGCCATTTCAAATTAGGAGTGACAAAATGAACCAGAAAGAGTACCAGAAAAAGTATATGGCGACTGATAAAGGCAAAGAGTCTAAAAAAAGGGCAATGAAAAAGTATCTACAGACGGATAAGTACAGAGCAGTTATAAAAAAGTATCAAGACTCTGATAAATATAGAGAAAATATAAAGAGAAGAGCATTAGAAAGGTTAAGGTATTAAATGAAAAATAAAATAATGGAAGTTTCTACTCAGTTAATGTATGACGAAGATAACAAAATGTATTCTTTAGAAATGTTTGTACATAGAAGTCGCTATTTACCAAAAAATATATCAGGTAGATTTGTAACTATGAGTATGACAAAAGAAATAATGAAACATAAAACTTTGGATGAGGATGTTTTAGGCTTTATTACTGAAAACATTGTAAAATTTTTTAAAGCATATTTTAAAATACTGAAAAAAGAATGATTAAACAACACACAGTTGAACTTAATTTAAAAAGAAAGAGAGAGGAGAAAATATGCGTAAAGAAATAAAATGGACAGATTTAGTTGACCCAGAGAAATTAACAATCGAAATGATGTGGGGTATTTTTTCAAAACTAGTGATCTCAAAACAAGCCCCTGACATACAAAATAGAGAGATGAAAAAGGCTTTCTACGCTGGATTTATCGAATGTTTTAAGATAATGACTGATATATCGACTGAACTTTCTGAAGACAACGCTTGTTTGGTTTTAGATAAGATACAAACTGAAGCAGATGAATTTATACAAAAAATTCTTGATAAATAATGAAAAAAGATGATTAAACAACACACAGCACGGAGTTTGGCTCGGTATTTGGGGATGGAAGTGAGAGTTAACTCTTTTAATGAACAATTATTTCAAAATTCTAAAGAAGTATTAGCTGGCATTCTAAGCTCACCAGATCATTTTTCATTAGAATATGATCACGGTTTTTACTCTTTAGAAGAACATGATATTTACCCCATCCTGAAAGACCATACACAGTTAACGGATGAGGATGTTAGAAAAGCTTATGGGTGGAGTTGTCTAAAGGATTTTATTCAAGAAGATTTTGGGAAGGCTTCTTCAAAAATTAGCTTAAAAGCAGCGACTATACTAATCAACTGTAGTTACGGAGCAATTAAAGACAAAGAGTCCCCAACCGGCTACGTCGATCTATGGGGATATCCATGTGTTTTGAAGGAGAAGGAATAAATCAAATGAATAAAATAATCAGCATTAGAATAAATAACAGAAAAAAATCACCTATCCGAGTATCTGAAATCATAATGGATATTAATAAGGTTGAGATGAACGAATTGATCGTTAGTTTGAATATAAAAGTTGATGATGAATAAAATAAATATGCCGTATAACGTGTTTGATATGATAAATAATTTGATTGGAGGATATAAATAATGGATGAAGTAAAGAATAAACTTACCTATCATAATTTGACAACAAAAGATTTAGACACGCTAGACTTAATTAGTGGATCAAATATTAGAAGATGCCCATTTTGTGGGGAAAAGCCTGACTTTTTTACGGACTTTTCAGGTAATTATGTAGTGTTCTGTGATGGCCTTAATTGTGGGGTAAACCCTAGATTAACTGTGGAAACCATATCAATGGCTGTTAGTATATGGAATGGTAAAAAGGGACATATAAATAACCATATATCCAAAAACACCAAAAAGTGACAATAAGGATATTTATAATGTAGGTTTAAGGCTAAAAGTATAATAAGGAGAATTAGATGAAAAAAATACCAACAATATTTAAAAGAAATCCAGACAATATGAGAGAGTTACTTAATGAGCCTCACCCAGATTGTGATTGGGTATTTAAAGGTGAAGGTATTGCAACCAGAAAATATGATGGTACTTGTGTAATGATCAAAGGACATAGATATTTTAAAAGAAGAGAAGTAAAAAAGAATGGTGAAATACCTCACGGTTTCATTGAAGAAACATTTGATCCTATTACTGGTAAACGTGTTGGCTGGCTTGAAGTAGACCCAGCAGAAAATGAAAATAAATACCATATGGAGGCATTTGAAGACGCATTACCCCGACCTATACATGGAACTTATGAATTAGTCGGCCCAAAAATTCAAAAGAATCCAGAAAGATATCCCGAACACAGGCTTGTTTCACATAGTCTTGCTCAAGAGTATGAAGGAATTGAACGTACCTATGAAGGCATATCTAAATGGCTTGAAGATAAAGATATAGAGGGTATAGTGTTTCATCATCCGGACGGAAAAATGGCAAAAATAAAGAAACGAGATTTTGGTCAGAAAAGGGTAGTCACATGACTAAAATAGAAAAAATAACAGATACAAGTAAACCCTGTATGCCGTATGACAATACTTATATATCTGCTAATCCTTTAGAACAAAGAATGATCGATAAAATCAATGAGTTGGTTGATGTAGTAAATAAACTGGAAAATAATCTAGATGAATAAGAAAAATAGTATCTTTAACTCTACGCTTCAGCCAACCACTGCTTAAATTGTTCTTCATTAAAACATATATAGATAATGTTATTCATATAAAAATAGTACCATAAGTTAGAGTTAAAATAATATTTGAAAGGAAGAAAAATGATTAGTAAAAATTTTCAACAACTTATAATTGATTTGATTAAGATGGAAACAGAATTGACCGATTTATGAAAGAAACAAATCCCATTAAAAAAGAATCAGAAAAAAAATGGCTTCTAAAACACGCATGCGAGGGCGTTAAAATAATTGAGGATATTTTCTTAAAAAGAAGGGGTATAGATAAATCAAAAACCAATTCAAGGCTGAAATCTAAACTTTAATGAAAGGAAACATTAACTTTGAGATATGTAAAAAGAGATTTAATTAAAAAGATTGAAAAAGATACAGGTATGATAATTCCTATAGATTCTACTTTTTGTAGAACGACTCAAAGTAAAGGGAATTTATCAGGTGGTGCTTGGAAATGGTTTTGGATGGAGGTACTAATTGAGGATAAAAGGTATATTATGAAATATAGAAACATTATTATAGGTTCTGGTTCAAATATGAGTGATTTATTAAAATGCGAAAAAATATATTGTGATTATGGAAATAGTCAGGCTATAGATAGAAATGAATGCTCTCTTGAATTTACTCAACACAACGAATTTGAATTATTCCCATTTTAATTAAAACCAGTCACATAGAAGCTGAACTTTAATGTAAGGAATGTTATGAAAAATAAATGGATAAATGTAAAAGATAAAAAACCAAAGTGTCAACAGAAAGTATTGGTATTTTTTAAAAATAGTTGTGATATGAAAATAATTGCAATGGCACAATATATTCCCCCAAAAACAGTCTTAGAAGAAGATTTTATTGCTGAGGAATGGTGGGAAGACCAGAGTCTTTCAGAACATGATGAAAAAGAAGATTGTTATTGGGTTATAGAAGGATGGTTTGAGTATTCAGAAGAGGCAGAGATGCAATATAAAATAGTGGATAAAATTACACATTGGATGGAATTGCCGGATTTTCCATAAATTGAAAGGAATGTTATGAAAGAAATAAAAATAGTTATATATAATGAAAGTGACTTTTCATCCTATAAATCTGATATATTTAGTTTCTTAATTTTATTTGGTGGCCTTCTTTTTAATTATAAATTTTTAGGAGATAGCCTTTTTATTAAGATATTCTTCGTAATTGTATTATTGATTACATTTATTCCGAGAAGTGCTAAGAAAATTAGAGGGAAAAAAGATTTAAAGGAATTTTTGAAAGATAATCCAGAGTTATATGAAAACCAATCCCAAAGAAGCTAATTGAAAGGAAGCTAAAATGAAAACTATTAAGTTTAGATTCCATAGAGGGAGTTTAGAAGAATCAATGAAAACTCAAATAGAAGTTAAAACTATTGATGAACTTGTGACCGAGATTAATATGGATAATTATTTTTGTCCAGAACTCACAAAAGATCAAATAACAATAGAAAAATATGATTATGATCCAAGAATAAATTGGGATACTTATATTGTGAATAGCCGAGATGGGGTTATCGGTTTTATGAATGGTAATTTTGAAGAGAAAGGAAATCAAAAACCAATCACCATAATAGCTAAAAATCTCTGATACTGAATACATATTGTTTCTACAATATGTACTGAGGGCACTTTTGAACATTTGTTCTTTTGTTCTTTTTATTCATTGTTTTTAAATCACCTAATTTTTTAATAATATGATAAAATATTAAAGAAATTATTTGTCGTCTGGCTGAGAGTGATAAGGTCTTAAGCATACCGAATCTCCGCTCTCAGCCAGTTAAAATGCCAAAGCGCTAGGATCCCATAGTATTTTGAGGCTAAAATAAAAAACTAAAAATCTGTTTAGCCTCAAATTTAACGCGCTAAGGTCTTTTTGGATCTCATGGATATTGCGGCGTATTGAGAAGTTAGGGATTAAGGATTAATTTTTCCTACTTTCTTTTAATATGAAGTTTCCAATTACAAATTGTAGATGAACATATTTCACAAATATCGTCTTCAAATTTCGCCATATCATCCAATATAAGCGGCTTAAAGGGGTCTAAGCTCATTAAATCTGATTTTAATTCTGCTTTCTTTTTTTCTAGAGATACTCTCTTTTTTCTTATCCTATATTCAGCAAAAAAATAAAATAATTCTTTGATATAAAATATTAGATTACTACGCATCCCAATGTTACATTTCTCTTTGTAGATTTGATAAGAAAGCATATGCTCTCTTAAGGAAGGTAAGGCATAGATTACGTCTTGTATATCATCTAATTGAAGTTGTAATTTAGATTTTAATTCTTCTTTATTCATTTAAATTTTTTCAATTTCCTTCATATTCAATAACTTTTTCTTAAGATAGTATGTTTTGTTTGATGCTTTTCCTTTATCCGAGTGTTCATATTTTAGCTGAGATTGTCGTTTATTCATCAAAATTGCCAAGTAGTAGTAGAAGTTGTGTTAGATTGAGCAAATGAGGCAAAAGAATCGTGATGACTTAATTCGGGTTTTTTTGTTTTTTTCTCTCGATAAGATTTCAATAACGATTTCGCTGTTTTAATTGTTTTTAAATCTTTAGATATATTATCTTTTTGAGTTTGAAATTCTATAATTTTTTTTTCAATGATTAAGGAATATAAATCAATAGATTTTTTGTTTTTCTGAATAATCTTTTTTCGTTTATTTTTAAAAAAAGAAATAACTTCATCAGTGGTTTTTAATAGATTTAAGACTTTTATTAAATTTTCAGTCAATGTCTTTTCTATAGTTGGAATATAAAGTATATCGTTATCACTACCATTACTATCCTGTTTAAGATTCAATACTAAAATATCTGAAAATAGATTAGATAACATTTCTAACGCTCTCTCTTGTATATTAGAAGGCTGCTCAACCTTACCTGTTTTATCATATTTTTTTCTCTTGTCTTGATCGCTTATAATTGCATAAGCACAAGAAATGATTGCAAACTTCTTTTGTGCATCCGGTTCTTTACTGATATCGGGATGATGTTTTTTACTTAGTTTTTTGTAGCTTTTTTTAATATCTTCTTTAGAGGCATCTTTATTTACTTCCAAAATGTTGTATAAATCTTCTTGCATTATAACCATTTTTCAAAAGATAATTTCATTAAACCTATAACACCAATTTGTAAAAGTAATTGACTAAAAGCAAATATATAATACTCATAATAAATTAAAAATAATATCTCTATGATAGCTAATATTATAAATAACCTTACCGTCATTTTAATCAATATTTCTTTTCTATCATCCATTAATTTTTATGTTCCTTAATCAAACAATTATCTTTAACCATTTCTCGAACTGTTTGTTGAACCATGTCTTTGTAGCTATACCTATAATTGATTTGTCTGCCAAAGTGCCAAGACAACCAACCAGTAAAAATAACTATGGGCATCAGAATTATTATTGTTATAGGGTTGATTAATTTATTCATAATTTTTCCCCTTTTTCTTTCCAATAATTCTCATCCAACCTTTGACCCGGTTCTGGGAATGGTGGAAGTGGTGGTGGTTGATCTTCTAAACTCCTCACAATTTCTTCATGTCCCTTTTTTGCCTCTTCTAAAGTACAATATCTTTTTTCCAACCCATCTTCTTTTCCTTCAAAAACCATAGTTTCAAAAAGTATAGGAAGACCGTGAGTAAAATGATTATAATTTATACCCAAAAATACGGTTGATACTAACACATCATTTTCTAATTCTGTTCTCATAATGATTCTTTTCTCATCTGCTGTTTCATACCAGGTTGCCCATTCAAATACATCCTTACAAGGAACAACTTTATTATTTACAAGTTTGAAATATTTATTTCTTACTTTTTTATCCATCATTCACCATCCTTATTTAAAAGCCTTAAATAATAACCAAATTAAATACATAGATATTAATAGCCAAAATATACCTTTTAGTGAGCTTTCTATTCTTAATAATATGTCTAATTCAGTCATCTTTTACCCTCTCCTACGGATATAAATTTAATCTTTCTAAATCTCGTTTTGATAATAATATATCTAAGTTACCTTTAAAAAGATGAGCATCTTCATAATCTAAAGGTATTTCATACATTTCAACTTGCCCCCCCCGGATTAATATTTAATTTATGTGTTTTTATTAGTGCGTCTGTAGAACCTAATGCTTTAGTAAGGATTACACCATTAAATTGCGTTCCTTTTGGTTTAGTTGCATCAGCAAAAGATAACCAAACAAAACACATAATATTTCGTTTTATTTCCTCATCGTGCAATTCTTTTTTTCTTTTTTGAACTTTAAGAAGATGGTCAATTTTAGACGCTTGTTCTACATAAGATTCTTCATCCAGTTCTTGAATAGAAGAATCATTTAGCATTAACTTCTTATCATTTTTCATTTTTTAGACTCTCCTTATCCATTTTTCCATAATTTCTTCATAATTCTCATACGCTTCTTTTATACAATAATCTATTAATTCATCCGATTCTTTTTTACTTATTTCTTTTGTTGTTCCTAATAAAAATAATAATGCATCAATTAAAACCCTACTGGACAAAAATTTTACATAAGAACTAGGAATTTTCTGATGATACATTTTTTTTAAAAGTATGTCTCTTTCATTTGAAATATTTAATAAAAAATCTTTTGTAAGATTCTCTACAATTTGTTGTTTATATAAATCTTTTTTATCGGGCATAATTATTTCCTTCCTCAATTTTTCCAATTAACACTATCAGTTTCCTCATATTTATATTTATTCTTTTTTATGAAAGATCGAAACTTTTTAAATTCTTTTAGACTAGAAAATACCATTCCTTTATTATTGAAAAAAACTATTCCATTCTCTACTTGAGATACCATACATTTATGATCAGATATTGTTTCATATTCAAAAAATGCTTCTAAATAATTGATATCTCTAGTCCATTTTCTTTTATCATTATCAAATTGTTTCTTGAATTCATTAAAGTCAGCATAACCAAAACTTTTTAAATTCTTAATAGTTACTTCTTTATGATAAGAATAGTCAAATCTCAAATCTATTTGAGTTATACTTATATAAATTATCAATCCAAAAATTATAAGTATACCCAAAAATATGGTTGATACTAACACATCATTTAGCATTGGTAAGTCATTAAATTCTGAAATAAATATCATCATTTCCTTCCTTTCTTCTCAATAGGTATAAATTCAACTTTCTTGTCCTCTACAATCAAATAATGTCTACGAACCCATAGCATAGTATCCTTTCTAGGCCATTTGTTATGTCTAGCGATCTTCGCCATTGTCCAATTGAAAGGTTTGTTTGATAGCTTTGTTATTATCTTTATATCGTAGTCGTATTTTAGTTTACGTGGCATTAATAACTTAAACTTCTTTATTTTCTTGATTCTCTTCTAGCGTCTTTTGGTGTACTTCTTCAAGCAATTTAATTGCTTTGTCAATCCGATCTTGTCTTGACATAGTTTCATTCATTAAAGTCCCATGTATCTGCCCTGTTTTAAATAGTAACTCCTCTAGTGTTAGTTTCATTTTACTTGCTCCTTGTTTATCTTCTCTTCTTTCCCTAAGAATTGGATATTGTCAGCGAGCACCTCAGTTATCCAATGCTTTTTATCGTCATACTCGTAGCTTCTTACTTGTATTCTACCGCTGACTAAAAGCGGACTGCCTTTGACTGTGTATTGCTGTACGATCTCGGCTAGCTTTCCCCACACAATAACAGCTATAAAATCAGTGTCAGAAGTGCCATCCTCTTTTTTGTATGGTCTGTTAATAGCTAAATATAGAGTGGCCTTTACTTTATCTAGTACCCTTAACATCTCAGGGTCTTGGGTTAAACGTCCTATTAATGTTACCTGATTGTAATTAAAACTCATTTTACTCACTCCCTTATTTAATATACTCAATAGTATCACTGGGTCTATTAAATGTCATATCGAAAGTTTATAATATATAGACCTAGTGGGGTCATTAACAAGTAAGATATAAAACAATAAAGAACATTAGAACTAAAGTTCAATAGTTCAAATAAACAAATAAACTAAAGTTCAATTCACTATGCTTTGAATTTTTTTTCAGCCCTTCCATATAATGATATTAATTCATCTTTTAATTTCTTTCTGAATTCTTCATCAAATTTCTTACCTTCATGCTTTCTCTTAAATACCAGAAGACCTTTATAGATAAATTGTTGAATTTCAGTCGCACTTTTATTACATAATTCACAAAGACCATATTCTCTTTCTTCATATATTTGAAATTTGTTACAATTTATACATAAATTTTGATTTATTTTATATTTATAAAGACCATCTGGTAAATTTTCTATTTCGTCTTTAGTTACTTCTTTAATTTTCTTATTCATTTAACACTTCAACCGATTAACAAACCTTACCGCCTTTTTAAAATCCCCTTTAATCGGGTCTAAAAAACATGAAAGCTCATCTTCTCCCACCAAGACTAACCTTTCTTCATCATTACACCGAGATTCCCGATATAAAATAGGCCCTATATTAACAAATTTTATTTTCCCCTCACAACAAGGACAATAACCCACAAGAAACCCACTGGAACTCTTCTTAATCGCCTCTATAAAACGAACTCTAAAAGGAACATAATTTTGATTATTATTTTGGATGATTTTATTAAAATACATCTTTGCTAACTGCACCATTAAAATACTAATATGCTCTTTTTTTATATCTTTGATCTTTTCTTTGGGAATATGAATAGTTTTGGTTTTTTCTTTATGATATACAGGATCGGTATAATTTATTTTAAGAATTAAATCATCATTCATTATTTTATTACCTCACCTTTCTTTTAAATTAATTCTGACCAGCATATTGCTTAAGGTCTAAACGATTGATTAATGAATTGTATGGACTTGATTTTCTTTCTCTACCTTTTTCCAAATAAATTTGAGTTGTATTTAAACGAAAATGATTGAGATGATCTTTAGTAATTAAAATATCTTTTGTTTCTTCAAAGACAGCTAAACCGGATATATTTCTAATACCGTGTATGGTAACTCTTTCATTTTTGCCGGTAACACTTTTAAAGTATTTCATAAAAAACTTATTAGGGGCTGCATTAGATAACATTTTAGTACTGCTTCTATTACTCACACTGGTAAAAATATAACAATCATCTGTTTTGTTTTCAATTTGTTTCAATTCATTAATGTAGTTATAAAGAAAAACAGGAAATTGTTTTTTAATTTCTCTCGAACCTTTAATATCGGTTTTATAAAAAATGTCTCCCCCTTCAACAAATACATCTTTATGTTTCAATCCGGTAAGTTCTGATTTTCTAAGACCTGATAAATAGAAAAGGGAGAATATAATAAAATCCCTCAGATATCGGCGATAATTTAAGATGCCACTGGGACTTAAAGACGTTTTATCTTTCATTGATTTTTCTAAATGATGAATGATTAATTTAAAATCATCTTCATTAATTATTCTGATATTTCCGTAAGGTTCACGGTGTTTATATTTATAAATAAAGTTCTTACCTAAAAAGGATAGGAAGCATTTTATATAACCTATTCTTAAATTGTATGTACCGTTTGAAATATCTTTTCGTCCTGTAGCATCTTGATAAAGATTAACGATATTCTGGTCAACTTCATCTATGGAGATATTGTATTGTTTTAAAAATCGGGAAAATATTCCGATGTATGAATGTATCATTTTTTTTGAGGAGTCCGCATAAGAAGCCAAAAAACCTGCGTATGATAAAGCTAGTTTTCTTTTGCCTTCTTTATTCTTAGACTCCAAAGAAATGGGGGTATTGGGTATCATGTTATGTCTCCTTTGGGTTAGGGAAAGGGTAGCATATTAAATAGAGTTATTGCAAATGTTCAAAAGTTCTTTTGTTCAAATGTTCAGTATTATGGTTTTTTAGGTGGCGAACCTTTAGGTCTCCATTTTTCATTCAAAAAATAATCATTTGCAAATTTATAAGTTGGTGAGCATGTTTGACATAGATAACGGATTACTCCACTTGTGGGTGGGCCAAATATACTACAATTACTATAATTCCAAGGGCCAGTTTCAGCATGCCAACCCTTCTCTCTTCTAAACAAATAATCACAAATCTCACATTGTTTCCAAAAAAACCAAGGGTTACATTTTTTTAGTGAATTGCATTTCTCAATATATTTTTTCTTCATAAATATCCTCCAGTTTTCTTCAAACTCTCTTTTGTAGCTCCAGACCCATATTTATATGCAGTCCATCCATAATAACTTCCATTAACAACATATCTAAAAGGTTGAAATTCTTTTTTCCAAAGTTCTATTTTTTTTATAAATTTTGTTTCTAAACGTATATGTACTACAAATAAAATAGTAAAAGGAATTCTAAATAATATTTTTCCAATTCTCCGTGGTGTGTGGTGTTTAATCATTTTTCTTCTCCTTCAACTACAGCATAGTCTTTGCTTTTATATTCACCGCACCAATGAGACACTGAAGTATACATTTCGGTTGGAAATCTTCTACATTGACCCATGTTTTGATCAAGATAATTTGAATCTGAATTTCTTAAAAAGTAAATACATTTTTCACAGCTTTGATTATTTTTCATTCCTTCTCGTTCAATCAAAATAAATCGATATAATAATACATATAGTTGAGAGTATAAATATCCAATCCATAGAGGGATGAGAATCGAAAACCATTAGACCTATACTTATACTTACAAACCATAAAGAAAGTATTGTTGGTTTTAAATATTTAGTCATCTTTTTCACCTTCATCAAACCCAAAATACCGATTCAAAGCCCTCTGCACAACGTCATAGTCTTTTATTCCTTCCGTAATAGCTCTTAATTTAATTTCCTTAGCACACCGCTTACTAATATCAAAACTTCGCCTTATAAGCCTATTCTCTTCTCTATCATCAAACTTTTTAGAACTTATGATATCCGGCTTTTTATTCTTATTTTTAAAACAATTATTAGAACGTGTCAAAAAATACCTGCGGCTAATGCAAAAGGAATGCCGGTTGGTATTTATGATCCGTCATGTAGATCATCTAGTGATTATATGAAATTTACTGATGAATTAGTTAAGCGTGCAAATAGGCCGGTAGAGTTAGAACTTTGAAGGAGAAGAAGATGATTAAACAACATACATTTGTAAGCATAGCTCGGTATTTGGGGATGGAGGTATTGTTATCTAAAAAATTTAGGGGAGATGTTTTTGTTGAAGATTTTCACTCTACAAAAATAGTTAGTAGTAAAGGGAAAAATTTAGCGGATAAAATCTATATTTTACTTGATGTTTCTGCTAAAGGAAGATGTTCCATTTTTTCTAATAACTTAAATATTCCAGTTGAAACTAATCTTCTTTTTCCAGTTCTAAAAGACTATACACAGTTAACGGATGAGGACAAAAATTATATCTATGTAGATGTT